TCCAAGTATACGAAGTAATCCATCAAGGAACAAGGCAAGACAAGTAAATCCAAGAATCATACTAATGATAGTTGCTTCTCTGTTATGCTTTGCCATTGAGGCTTCGTCAATTCTACGTGCCTCTTCTACAGCAAAAGCAATCATAGAATCTACTTCTTCTTTAGTATAGCAAATTTTTTTGATTGTGTCTTCTGTCATCGAATTTCGAAGTCTAATTTTCGCACTTTACGTTTGCGTCTTTGTTCTTGATAAGCAAGATCTGATGCAGACAGTGCGTTTGTTTCTTTTATATTACTATTTGATTTTACCATTATAGTTCTAGTTAGGTCAATGGCAGTTACCACATCATCATTTACAGTCATCATGTTAGGACATCCACATGCCCTCGTTTTACCTGGTTGACTTACAATTTCTTTACCGCACTGCGTACATTTTACTGTGAACATTTTTCTCATACTCCTTTTTAAACATTTCTATTGCCACTGGTAAAATGGCATATTCTTTTCTTTGAATCGCTTTTGTTAATGATTCTACAGTATCTTCAGGTAGAATATCAACTTGTGATTGTACTATTACCTCACCACCATCCAATTCTTCATTAACATAATGGACAGTGCATCCAGTAACCTTCTCCCCTGCATCCATTGCTTGCTCTACAGCATGTAATCCTTTGTACTTGGGAAGTAATGAGGGATGCACATTAATAATAGGTGCAGGAAATGCTGCTGGATTTTGAATTACTCTCATATATCCTGCAAGAACTATAAGATCAACTCTCCACGATTCAAAGAGTTTAATCATTTGATCTTCATCTTTATGACTCACATAGCAGTGAGGAACACCAAACTTTCCTGCTCTTTTAATTGCACCACACTTCTTCTTATTAGTTATCATTACGACAACCTCATCTTTATTACATGTTCGAAGAATGTTTTCGAAGTTGGTTCCGTTCCCAGAACACATTATTCCTATTCTCATGTTTTCTGTTGTATTGAAGTTGACTTAATTGACGTTCTAATTCATATTCAATAGTGAGAAGATTACTTTTTAAATAATTTTCCCACTCGTTATCTTCAATAAGATCATGTAAATGTGCAATATGCTCTAGAGCAAATACCAATTTAGTTTGATCATTCATCCTAGACATCTGGTGCCATTTGATATTGATTGTTTTTAACTTCTGCCCAGTCCTTATCAAATTGTTCCAATCCTTTATCAGTTAGAACATGATTGTACATTTTTTCAAAGACTGCTGGTGGCATCGTTACAATATCAGCACCATTAGCAAATGATTGTGATACACTATTTACATAACGAATAGAAGCAGAAAGAATCTCTGTACCATATACATTTTGCTTATCAAATACATCAGATATATCTTTAATAAGATCCAATCCTTCTATTGAGTTATCATCCAATCTACCAACAAATGGTGAAACATATCTTGCACCTGCTTTAGCAGCAAGTATTGCTTGTGCAACATCAAAGATAAGAGTTACATTTACATTGATAAGTTCTCTGCGAAGTTGATGACATGCAGCAAGTCCATCAGGACTACAAGGAACTTTAATAGTTGCACACTCACCAAACTTTTGAGCAAGTCTACGACCCTCTACAATCATCTCTGTAGAGTCGCCAACGACTTCCATACTAATATCTCTTACACCAATATCCTTTAACTCTTGATACACGTCTTCTGGATTTCTTCCACTCCTCATTATAAGAGTAGGATTTGTTGTTATACCATCAATTAATCCTGTACCGAAATGCTTTTTAATAAGTTCAGTATCCGCAGTGTCAAGAAAAATTCGCATAGTTTTTTTATAATCAGTTCTTTTATATATGTGAGGGGGGAGGTTGGATTCCTGTATTACCAACAAAGAACGGGCATTACTACAGTAGTAAATTTTACGTCCTTGCCTGAGACCCGACTGGTAAGTCGATTCTGCTTTCGCAGCAGCACCACCTGTGTCTCATCACCTTATCCAGCGTTTGCCAGAAAGATTATTCAGTCACTCCCATGTCAGTCCCGTCGAACCAACAGATATACTATGACATAAAAAAAGAAGGGTGTCAACCCTCCTCTTCATCTATTGCTTCTAATGACATGATTTCAAGACCTTCTTCTGGTTCTATCCATTCCTTAAACTCTGCTGCCAATGCTTGCTGCTCTGACCAATCCAAGTTACCTGTATCAATTCGATCAATAGACCATTGCCTAATCGATCCAACAATGTCTTCTGTATCAAATGCACTTGCTGGTCCTACATCATATGAGTCCTTCATAGTAATCTTTTCTAAAATATCTTGAGAGGATGTTGCTATTATAGTACTTGGGTGTGCCGTCGTCAAGTGACTCGGTAAGGACTCCATTGACGAACAGTTGTCTCGTTTCTTCGAAGTTTGTTTTGCCAGCTGTTTTATGTAAGCTGAGGATAGCTCTGCTAAAGTTCTGTCTACCCAATTGTTGAATTTCTTCTTTAAGTTCTGGACAAGACCCATAATACTTTTTCCAATCAGATTCAGATTTTACTTTACGTTTCTTTCCTTTAGGTGTTCTAAACTTCCAGAAGTACTTACGTCCAATGTATTCTCTCCCATTCTGGTTATTTGTAATACGGTAGACGAAACCGAAGAAATCATCAATATCGTCAGAAGTGAAATGTTTACCCTCATATAACCAGGGGTTTTCATAAACTCCAACTTCAACCATTGCATAAACTTTCTATTCATTTTATTTATCCACCAGCAAAATCATCCCAGTTTTCACAACAAGATTCCTTGTATGCTTCTATCATATCATCAAGTTCCCACTTTACTTCTTCAGAGTTTGAATCCTGAGAAGGTGTCTTTTTTGACATCTTGTTTGATTCCTCCGACGACATAACTCTCTACCTCCGTCTCTTGTGGTGCTACCTGAAGACCCTTTGAGGATATCCAGTGTTGTGTCCAAGGTAATGGGTTGTTTCTCAAAGCAATATCATATTGAGGTTTAAGACCAATCGCTTTAATTCTTTTGTTAGCAATCCATTCAACATACTGATATAATAATTTATCATTCAAACCAATCATACTTCCATCCTTGAACAGATACTCTGCCCATTTCTTCTCTTCATTTACACACTTATCAAACATCTTATATGTCCACTCTTCTTCTTCCTTCATAATCTGAACCATGTCAGGATCATCACCCTTTCTCCAATTGTTTAATATTGTTTGGGTGAGAACAAGGTGTTGATTTTCATCTCTGGCGATGAGTGATATAATTTTAGCTGACCCTTCCATAACTTTGAGTTCACCAAAGGCAAAACTGCAAGCAAAACTAACATAAAACCTAATGCCTTCCAGTATGTTAACATTAGCAACTGCCCTATAAAGTTTACGTTTCAATTCTTTCATCTCTATGACAGGTAAAGATGTATCTAAATCCCTATCAAGATGTTTCCATAGATTACCCTGACCCCATACCTGTGCTTCATTAATAAAGTCATCATAAGAACCAGTAACACTAGCAGCACGTTCTAATATACGAGGGTCTTTGATTATAGTATCAAAGACTTCAGATGGATCAGAGTAAACATTCTTAATAACATATGTATAGGAACGACTATGAATCATCTCCATAAATCCCCATACTTCCATACATGCTTCTAGTTCAGGTAGAGAGCAGTAAGGTATAAAAGCCATACCAGGAGCACGACCTTGTACACTATCAAGCATGATCTGGTATTTAAGATTGCTTGTATAGATGTGTTTTTGTTCTGGACGCAATGTTTGATAATCTGCACGATCTTTCTGTAGTGATACTTCTTCTGGTCTCCAAAAATATCCTAACTGTTGAGTTGTTAATCTGTCAAATGTAGGATACTTATATGAATCATATCTTTGAACTCCCAATGGTTTACCAAAGAACATAGGTTGTTTTTTGGTATCAACTGCTTCAGTATTGAAGACAGTCATTCCTTTAATATCAGATGGCACAGGATTCACACTCCTCCTCTTTAGCGTTACTTAATTCATTAATCAAATTTTGTAAATCTGGTTTATCTTCTTCTACTTCATCCGTCTTCATATCATTAGTATTCTGATAGTAAGATGTCTTCCACCCTAACTTATAGGTAGTCAAAAGATCTTGTGCCATAACACTTACAGGAACTTCATTATCTGGATAGTGTTCTGGATTGTAAGACCAGTTACCACTTATACCTTGATCAAAGAACTTCTGCATGACTGCAACTATATTAATATATCCAGTGTTATCAGGCATATCCCATAACAATGTGTAATTATTTTTTAAAGACCCATAAGATGGAACAACTTGCTTAAGGGGTCCTTTCTTCGATTTCTTAATGGACAGGTATCCTCTAGGAGGTTCGATTCCATTGGTAGCGTTTGACACAACGGAACTGCTCTCTGAAGGCATTTGTGCCGACAGTGTTGAGTGCCGTAGTCCGTGCTCCAAGATAGATGCTCGAAGAGATTCCCAATCATGTTGTAATTTAGGATTGCTTATTTCATCGACATCTTTTTTATAAGTGTCGATTGGTAATATACCGTCTGAATATTTAGTTCTACCAAAGTCTTCACACCATCCCTTCTCTTTTGCAATCTGATTAGATGATTTTAAAAGATAGAACTGGAATGATTCTGCAAGACTATGAACTGCATTCCATGCATCTTTAGAACCATAATCAAATCCAAGTTTTGCCAAATAATGTGCAAGACCAATGAACCCCACCCCAAGACTTCTACGTGCCTTTGTCGCCCTTCCTGCTGCCACTACAGGGTAGTCTTGATAGTCAATCAATTCCTCCAATGCACGGACTGCAAGATCACATAACTCTTCTAATTCCTTATCAGAATTTACTTTACCAACATTAATTGCTGAAAGAATACATAAAGCAATTTCTCCAGTATGATCATCAATATGTTGAAGAGGATATGTTGGAAGAGTAATTTCCTGACAGAGGTTACTCATCTCTACTTTGTCTTTAAAAGATGAGTGACTGTTACAATGATCTATATTCATGATATAGATACGACCAGTCTCTGCTCTCTCCTTTAAAAGATCAAGGATGAGGGCTTGAGCACTAACCCTACGCTGTGGGATTGACTCGTCTTTTTCAAATTGTTTGTAGAGATCGTCGAAGCGATCAGTGCCAAAAGACTCGTAGAGACCAGGCACGTCGTGAGGACTAAAAAGAGATATCTCTTGGTTTCCGATGAAACGTTCATAAAATAATTTACTTAATTGGATGCTGTAGTCGAGTTTTCTGACTCGGTTGTCTTCTGTTCCTTTGTTGTTTTTGAGGACGAGGATGTCTTCGATTTCTTGATGCCAGATAGGAAAGTGGACAGTAGCTGATCCTCCTCTGATACCGTTTTGCGTACAGCACCTAACAGTTGACTCAAATTTCTTGAGGATCTCCGCCACGGATTTTGCTGTTGATGCCCCTGATTCTACCTGCGTTAATGCCGATACCAGCACGTTGTGCGACATATTTGCCAATAGCCATATCGCTGCTAAAGATACTATCGAGGGTGTCATCAATATCAACCAGAACACAAGATGCAAATTGACGAAGGGGTGTTCTGACCCCTGCCATGATTGGTGTTGGGATGTTGAGTCGGTGCTTTGAGATTGCGTCATAATACTTTCTAACGTAGTTTAATCTAGTCTCTTTTGGATACTCTGCAAAGATGGTCAATGCGATCATGATATACATGAACTGTGGTGTTTCGTATACACCGCCACCACTACGGTCTTGTACCAAGTATTTATCTACAACTTGCCGTAATCCAGCATATGTAAACAAAAAGTCACGTTCATGATCTATGAAATCATTTGCTTTGTCAATTTCTTCCTTGGAATACTTATCAAAAATTTCCTTATCATAGACATCAACATTAGTACAATTGTAAATATGATTCTCCAAATGAGGGAGTTCTCTTATTTTACCATAAAGATTTTTTCTTACTGCAAAAAGAAGAAGTCTTGCAGCAACATATTGATAATTTGGATTATCCAAATCAATAAGATCACTTGCAGATTTAATAAGGATCTCTTGGATTTCACCTGTGGTAATACCATCATAAAATTGAATACCTGATTGTATCTCAACTTGAGATGCAGATACACCAGTAATTCCTTTGGTTGCTTCTTCAACCATTTTATGCATCTTCTCTAAATCAAGAGGTTCTACACCTCTTCCATTTCTTTTTTTAACTTTGATGCCGTTGGTCATATTCGTTTCCAAGTGTTGAATTGAAGTTTTGCTTTTAATCCACTGTATACATTAGATTGTACCAGTTTCTGTACATTGTGTCCACCAAGAGACATGTCATTTATATCTTTATGTGTAATATCTGATGGCCAGATTACTACCTTGGCTCCTGTATCAATGGTGTTTGATATTCGGTTGACGATTTCTCTGTTGCGAGGTTCGTTATCATAAACCCAAATATAATTGCTCCAACCAAACGACCCAATATCAACATCGGAGCCACACATAGCAACCGAGTTTTCCAAGAAGCAGGAATCGAAAGGTCCTTCAACAATGTAAATGGGTTTTTCATCATCAATTTCATCAAGTCCATAGAGTTTAGGAGCGTTATCATAAAGCATGGTGGTGATATATTTAACAGGGCTAGGACCTAGTGCTCTTCCCTGAAAACCCACCAGTTTTTTGTTATAGAAAAGAGGAATAATAATTCTACTCTCTTCATATTTTATATCATCGAAAGTATGTTTAAGTGAATTTGTAAACTCCTTAAACTTATCCGCATAATAGAATTTATCTGGATCAAGATTTCTATCTACCAGATATTTTTTAGCATCAGGATTCTCTGATGCTTTTGGTAAATCTATTTTTGTTTTAAATTCTGGTGCAGTAAAATTAAACTTCGGTTCTTCTACTACAGTTCCCCTACCAGTATTACTATCTTTAAATCTTTCAAACACATACTGCTTATGAACAGCAGGATCCATTACCTTTAGAAAATTACTAAAGGTCATAGAGGCACCACAATTGTGACACCTAAAATTCATGTCTGCTTTTATATTGTATAGATATCCTCTCGTCTTACTCTTATTCTTTTGGGAGTCGCCACAAATAGGACACCTAAAGTTATAAAGATTATTCTTAACCTTTTTAAATTTTTGAAGTCTTGGGGATATAATTCCAATAAACTTGGAGTCAACAAGATCCATTATAAGGATATTACTGGTTTTTTATTATACTCGTTTGACTCTCTGATGTCAATATAGTCCCAACAATCTTCTGTCCGATGGGTGAAACCACAAAACTTATGATGGAAATTGCACCAGCAATTGTCCACATCTTCATCTCTATTGTACGGAGTCTCTCATCTACCTTGCGAATATCTCTCTCACATCCTGCCTTAATCTCCGAACTTTGACGGTTAACTTCTCTATGAACCGATTCAATTTTCTCGAATAATACTGCATCTATTCTATCCTGTTTGTCTAATTTTTCATCGTGGACAGCAAGCATCTGTCCCATCTTAACGGAATTATCCTGAAGAGTTTCAATAACTCTTTCCAGTCTATCTAGCATTGCCTCACTTGGTCTCATCCTACTTCTTCCAATTCTTTCTTAATCCACGTTGATATATGTACCTCTTTTTCTTTTTCACAGGAGGATCATCTCCTGCTTCAACAGTACCTGCAATCTGACCACCACCTACTGAATTAGTTGGTGCTGCCATTGCTTCTTCATAAAAATCATAGAAGGATTTCATTCTTCATCTTTGGAATAAATTTTATAAAGTTCTGACAAACAAAATAGGTCAACCTTAATATCATGTATATAACATTTAGGATATTCAGGTAACTTACCCAAAAACATAACAAAGGTCTTCATAGAAGACCATAGTTCTTCTTCAATTTTAAAGAACAGCATGGGGGTAGCAGCTTCACCAAAAATATTATAGAGAATAATAAAGTGATTAAGTAACAAATGTGATTTGAGGACTCCTGTATTTTTATATCTCTTCAATAATCGTTTGATATATTTGAAGTGATTTAAATCTTTATCGAAGTCCTCTTTTGTTACTGCTTGGGGATTCTCGTAATTTTTAATGGCAAATAGAAGAAAATTTTCTTCGGTCAATTCATTAAAGATCATATCATATTAGCAAATTAATCATCAGATGGAGGATAAGCACCACCAGCAGTTCCAGCAGCACCAGCAGGTCCTGTTGTTATACCAGACATTGCAACAAGTATTTCTTTCTTAACTCTTAAGTTTCCACTATTATCTACGTAAGTGGTAACACCAACCCATCCAGCACCTGTTTGGAATTGAGTTCCTGTAGAAACTCCCGTCTCATTAACAGCAACAACCTGTGCGTCGTATCCACCACCTGGTCTCTGAATTGATACTTTATCACCAGTAGAAATACCAGCACTAATTGTTTTTGAAAGACCAACAATTCCTCCCATAGGAGCTCTTAATAATATCAGTGAATCAGTTGCAAGTCCGATTGATGCAGTTGATGCAAGAGAAACAAATGTATTACCAAATCCAGTTACTGATATTGAAATTGATGATGCATTACCTACAACTCGTCCAATTTGAGCTTCATATATTGTGGCTAAATGATTTTCTACTCTAGGTACTCCGTCATCACCTCCTTTAAGGTAGAAACGGTCAGTTCCTACATGCTGGAATCCTTGAACACGAACGTTAGCAGTTCCGATACCAATAATCTCAAGTTCGTTACCATCATTAAGAAGGAAGTCTCCTACTTTTACTTGACCATTTGTTTCTGCTTCATTGAAATTAGTATTCAGTGCGACAATACTTGCACCTATACCTGTATGAGTAAATGCAGCACCTGCTGTATGTACTGTCTTATATCCCTGTGTTTCTTGATTAAACGTACTATCTTCACTAAATCTTGGATTGGTAGTGGTATATGAAGGCAGTTCACTAACAAAATAACTAGTGTTTGCAATTGCTGCACCACTTAAACCATCAGTAGATGCAATAGTAAGTGAAACTGTGCTTGCAATACTAGCAATAGTAGCATCACCAAAATATGTACCACCTGTTCCTCTAAAACCAATTCGAATTACATCCCCTTCTTGAGGAAATCCATCAGTTCCAAAGGTTGTGCCTGTTCCTGTTACTACTTTTGTGCTGTAATTAACTGATACAGTGCCGCCCACAGCACCATTGTATAAGTATGGTACAGCGTCATTGTTCCCCCAAAGTGCCATGTCTTTACTTCCGTAGAATTTCTTTGCTAATGAATATTTATAACCTGAATATCTTACACTGCTCCCAATCGCATTGCTTTTTTAACACGTAGTACAAGTGCATCATCCACATCATTATCGGTTGTTGCAGCGTACTCTTCCATCATCTGAACAGCAAACTCTTTCATCTGTTTTTTAAAAACTCTCCTTACAAGCATGAGAAGGAGAGGTTTTAATAATAAAAATATCAAACTCATAATACTACTTTCTTATTTGGATTAAAGAATTTTACTGCTGCATCGTAATAAGATCCCATATTATGGTCTGCGACCCCATCAAATCTGGTGTCGTTTGCATCTTCCAACGGAATAGGTTGATGAGTATGAACATATCCACAGACCCAAGGAGGAGTCTTTGGAACAATATCATCACCGTATACAAACCGTAAATGTTCAACATTCTTTAGTCTCTCCTTCAATTTTCTACCACCAGGTCTAGGAGAACCAGCAGTGATCAGTGCTATGTTTTGGTTGTTTGGATAGATTAAATCAGCAATTAAGGTTGCTGTTGCTCCACCAAGAGAATGGCCTGTAATAATAAGTTTCCTTTTTTTATCAAGTGCCTCATAATCGCATACTAATTTAGATAAACTCCGATAAGAATTATTCTTAAATCCTCTATGACAATCATCTGATTTTAGCAGAAATTTAATATTTGTCAACCAATCAGTCTTTTCTTTAGTACCTTCTATTGCGAGAATAGTGTACCCATCAATACTTCTATCAATTAAAACATCATCTTCATGAGGGTAAATGTCTCTGCAGCACTCTAATGCCTTAAGAATTACTTCCTTTGGTAAAGTCCACATGATTTTATAGTAACTGAACTATATAGTTATTTAAACTGTGAGGGAAGGAGTCGAACCTTCAAGTCCCGCCAGGAACATCAGTTAAACAGACTGACACGTTTACCAGTTTCGTCACCTCACAATGGAGGCTCTATGAAAGAGCACTCATTAGACGTTGCATACCGATTCCTCCACCACTTCTAGGAAAGAAATCAAACTCAAGGAACTTCTCAAGTTCTGCTTCTACTCTTTCCTTACCAAATAAATTAATGATCAATTGAGCATACTGTCCATCTGATATGGTATAGAATGTGTTACGCATCTGTTCCTTGTCGGTGCTGCGTTCTGCACTACCAATGGTTTCCATACCACCAAGTATTACATCAATCTTTTTACTTGTACCATCATCATTCCTTGCCATGTTCCAGAAAGGTGATGTCCATTCAGGGAAGTCAGTAATCATACCAGTATCAATAGATTTTTCATGGTCATGGTCTAGTTCTTTTGTATTAAATTTGTTAGACCAATCATCATAGGTTTCAATCTCAAGATCAGGTAGACCAAGATATTCACATAATTCAATCTCCATCTTCTTAAGTTCATCTACTCCTCCCTTCATTTCAAATTCAAACATAGGGAAGATAGTTTCGTGCCTTCCTTCTACAGGGTTTGGTTCTGCTCTATATGAAGTGGAGACACAAAAAAATCCTTCTGCTGAAGGATTAGAAAGTAATTCATATTCCAACCACATTTGTCCAGTCTGTGGTAGTGGCCAAACATTACCACCGTAATTATATGTTGCTACTGTTTCTGGATCTTCACAGGCAGCAAGTATACTTAAACGGTTTTGTGTGTGGACTTCAAAAAAATTTTTAGACAAAAAAAAGGAGCGTAAACGCTCCACTGTTTCTGTATATTTTTTTGGATCAATCAGTGCGGTCATTTTATTTCTTGACAAAACTATATTATTTAGTCATACATTTTTTTACCAGCTTTTATTCTTCCCTTTCCTTTTTTATCATAGAATCGGATACCCTTACCTTTTAGATCTCTCCAAGCAGCAGCATTGTTTCTTTTTCTATTTTCTTCTTTTTTCTTGTCCAATCTCTCTTTAGCAGCATGAGCATCTTTTGTAAAGTCTTTATAGGAGACAGCTTCGCTTACTCCTCCATTGCCACCATTACCGCCATTGCTACTCCCATTACCGTTGCCGTTCCCGCCACCGTTACTGCCAGAATTCCCATTACCATTTGAGCCATTTCCATTTTTCTTGTCCTCATCTTTTTCTAGATATCCAGTCCTCGTGACATGATAACCACGGGGGATTGGTTTACATTTCTTATCATTGTTGCAATAGTATTTACCAGGTGGGCATTTTTGAGTCATTTTACTTCTTTACCTCCTCTAACTTTTTTAGATCTTGTCATAACACCATCACCATACTTTTTCTTAAGAGATGCGACCACACTACTGTATGCTCTATCAGAAGCTGCTTGCCTTCTCTTCTTTTGTTCTGGTGTATCAGGTTTACGAATGTAGTTACTTGTTGATTTACGATCAGAACCATCATGTCCTATACCATATTTAACTAATCTATCATCTCGCATACGATCATAACCTTCTTCACCTATAAGATTACCTTGTGGTTCATACTCACAGTTCCACTTGCGAAGTGATTTATTGATTCTTGAATCAGGATCTCTTGCAGTCTTTGCACTAGTGAGTTTCTTTTTCATACCCTTCATCCTCGCACAAAAACTCGCTCTACGAGGGTTCCCAACCTTCTTTGAAGGAGCTTTAAGGTCACTGCCTGGATTCTCTGCCTCGTAAGACTTTCTTCCTTTTTCATTTAATCCTCCTGATTTGTTTTTACCTGCTTTTTTTGTCCATGCTGCTCCTTCATCTACCTTATATGCAGGAACCTTTGCACCTTTAACACCTCTTCTTGCTTTATGTTCTTCTCTACGTTTGTCAATTAACTTACCTCTCTTGTTTTCTGGATCAAACATTGCTGGTTCACCATGACCAGGTCCTTTCCTTCTGTAGTTTCTGATAGATGCTTTACCATAATCACTACGACCCTGATCTACCTTTGCTTCTTCTATTGCTGGTTTGTCATGCTTCTTTTTACTACCAATCTTTGCTTTCATCTTCTCATATCCATCAATTTTCACCTTACCATCACCTTTATATAAACCATAAGATGCTCCTTCTTTCTTTACACTACCAACAGGTTTGCAATTAGGAACCATCTTACCACCTTTCTTCTTCATACCATATGCTTTGTAACCTTTCCAACATGCTTCATCAACAGTTTTCATATCATCTGCATGTTTCTTCAACTTCTCTGCCTGACCCTTGTGCATCTTACTTGCTTTAGTAAGTTCCTTTGCAACTTTCAATAAATCCTTTGCCTCTTCTACCTTTTTCTTCTTATCAGTAGCAACATATGTTGGTTTT